CATGGACGCTTTCCCGTAAGTTGTCCATGCGGATGTTATGTCCGTATATTCTATAAATAATGATATATTATACAGGTAGAAGATAGAGGAAGAAGAGTACTCTGTCAAATTTGATTTGTATGATCCTCATAAGAATAGAGGGTCGGAAGGAGTTTCATTATGAAAAAGGTTTATGTATCGGAAAATATCATCGACGACCGCGCAAAGACTCGGTTGATGAAGGTTGAGGACTGTGGAACTACTGTGCTGTATATCGCACGTTCCAAGTCTGATACCAAGGAGGACAATGGTTACACCATTCTTACTCCGATCAATTGCCCGCTCGATTCTCCGCGGGCTAAGTCTACAACGCCCATCATGAAGCTTGATGGGTATAACAGAATTGCGCAAATGTACCGCGGCCAGTGGGTAGGTGATACCACTGCCGATCATATGGATTACGACGACATCACCTACTTCCATCCGCACGACGTGCAGGATCTCCTTAACCTCCTCAGCATGACCAGTTGGTTCGCTTGTGACGATTTTGATGAATCCGCATTTAGCGTCGATGATGGCATTGATGGCAAGGACCGCATCATCCATCTCAAGGTCGCCAGTCGGAATGTGAAGTCCGTCAGCTACCTTATGCGGTATGAGCAGGACATCTCGATGTACAAGCTGTACCGCATTGAGGAAATCAAGTTCTAATGATGCTGCCCGTGAGGATGATAGTCCTTGCGCGGCATAATCAAAAGAGGGACCTAACAGCCAGTTAGGTATCCCTTTTTTCGCATCATAGAAATATGGATGGTCTAAAATTATAATGATATATTATATTTATGATAAATGAGAGTAATGGATAGCTCTCGTAATTAATAGGAGGTAAAAAATTATGTCTTTGACCAATGAAATTAAGTTTCTCGCGAGGAATATCGAAATCACAGACAAAGAAAATTCGAGGAGAATTCAATTAGGAGGATTCTTGACGTATCAAGAAGCTATGAAGTTGAAGAAAGCCTGCGTTAAAAATCCGAGATCCTCTGCAGACTTACTTGGCTGCGACAAGCTTCTGTTTGGCGATCTTCAGAAGCCTGAGCACAGCTATCTCGTCTATTCTCCTACCGGGCTGATCCACACGAGCGATGGTGAGAAAATCATTTCCGTAGAATTCAAGCCTACTCCGATCTATTCGTTTGCAAACACCGTTCTCGAAAATGAGGACCGTGATATTGGGAAGATCATCAAATATGACAATTTCGAACTCATTTGCGCCAATATCGACAGCCGGGACGCTGTTAAAACGAAGTTTCTTGACGTCTTGGTATCAACCCGTCTTTATACAGAGTTCGAAAATGAAGGTTATGAGCCTGATGAGTCTGGACTTCCCATTAACGTTCACATTGTCTATGAGTGCAACGCGGAAGACTCTTCTGCTATCATGTCTGTCAATTTTGCGGGACGCTTGCGTTTTAGCAATGCTCGTACCAATAGTATTACCATGAATACGTCGATGGGGGCATCTCTCAAAGACAACTTGAACGCACGATTCATGGAAAAGATTTTTAAGGTCAACTTCTCTGATTATATCATCGGAGCAATTGACTATTTGAATGGAGGGCTTTCTGGAGTTTGCAATGATGCCCGGGATAATGCTCTACTGATGCTCAGTAAAGTAACCTTTAACTCAGAGTATACTTCAAAGATCGGCATTCCTTATGTGGCTAAGAAAGCTGCTCCTTGGTATTAAAAATGAAGGGACCTAACAGCCAGTTAGGTATCCCTTCTTTTTTCGGATCATAGAAATATGGCCTGAAAACAAACTTGTAAGCCTCTAGAATTACGTAATTTAAGAAAGGAGATACGAAATAGATGGTATATATTACGTCTCTCCCATATATGAATGCAGTTGCTCGAAAAGCATATCTGCCGAAAGAAGTTGTCATTCCTGATCCAGAGCATCCTGGAAAAGTGAAGAAACTTCAACCCGGGCATGGAAATCTTGCATTCATTATGGCTACTACACCTGCTGAAGTAATCCATGTAGCAACCAATACGAAGAATTGCTCAGCAGATGGTAAATACCGTTATCTGTATCACAACATCCGATATCATGGTACAATTGGCGGACGGACTTACAATGTCAGAGATGCTGTCGGAAAAAAGGATCTTTATGATAGAATTCATAGCAGTTCTCTTCATGAGCATCCTCCTATGCTTCTGAATAAGACTCCCGACTATAATACTTTTTTTGATCTCTCGATGTATCTGAAAGTATTTGACCAGTGTACCATTAATCAGCAGCCAAAGAAAAAAGTAAGCTTATTCTGGGCTTATCTTTACAGCATCATCAATGGAGAACAGTGCTCCCAGTATCCAGAAAAGTTTGTCCTCGTTGATGTTGATCTCTTTGATAACTTTGGCACGAATTTCACTCAGAATATTGATAATATTCTTTTCAAATTCTATTATTCTATTCTGAATGAGGTTCCTTCATTTAAGAAACTGGATATTGATTTCTATTTTTATTCAGATTCTTATATTTTACGTGTCAATCCTAGTAAAATGACGAAAATTAATGCATCACAGTTCAGAACATCTCTGAATCGTGTGTTTAAGAAGTCTACTCGTTGGGATGAAGTATCGGATACGAAGGCTGTCAAAGATGAAGAGCAAAGAGAAGTTATTAAGGCTACTCTTTCTACTAGATATAATCTTACTGGTAATAATACCACTCCGGTTGTTCAAAAAGAGTTGCCTCCTGAAGCAGCTTCGACGATTAAAGTATCGAACGAACCTGCAGCAAAAAAGAATCCTGTGACCGTGAAGAATACTTCTTCAAAGAAGAAAGTCGTGGTAGCGAAGCCTATCACGAATACTCAAGGATCTAAGACTTCTTATATCGGCAATGATATTGCTAGAAAAGCAGAAGTTGAGATTGCTAAGGATACGATCAATAAGAAGATCAATCAGAAAGTCGAAGAGACTACAAAAGAGATCGAAGCTGTATCAGCTGGAAAAGATCCTACTGAGAGTAAAGCTGCTGTTGATTATATCAAGGCAAAATCTGAAATGGACCTTGATAACGATAAGGAACTTGTGGAAAGCATGTATAAGGTAATGCAAGCTACCACGGTTCCGTCAAAACCGATTAGTACGGCACGTGACGCTCAAATGCGTAAGAAGCAGGAATCCATTACTCTTGAGAATATGACGTTCCAAGATGTGAAAGCGATGAATGCTGCAAAGCGTCCTATCCCGAAAAAGGACATCTCTGGATCTCTTCATACGATCAATGACAATATGAAGACTGTGAAGTTCTCAAATATCAATAAGGACTACGTTGAAAATGTCATGCCTGCTGACTTGATGAACGATTTCACTTGTCTGAATAAGAAGGGTATGCCTTTCTATGTCATTGATATCAAGAGTGAAGATACATCGGACGAGTTAAACTACAAGATGACGATGAAGGTTACTCTGGAAGATGAGAAGCATCAGCGTCATGTTATTACGGTTGATATTCCAAAGTTCCTCGACGATAAATTTCTGTATCTTGGCGGAAATAAGAAGCTTATCAATAAGCAGAATTTCTTGTATCCTGTCGTAAAGACTGGCCCTGATACAGTGCAGATCGTTTCCAACTACAATAAGATTTTCGTCCGTCGTACTGGCGCAAAATCTATCTCTGCTGTCGAACGTCTCATGAAGCTCATTACATCTAATGAGAATGCTATGAAGCACTTCACGGTTGGTAACGTTTATGTCACCAATAAGCAGTATCTGACTACGTTGGAATACGATGAGTTTTCTAAGGTTATTCGGAAATTTGAAACTCCTACTTGTACGATCTTCTTTAGTCAAGAGGATGCACAGAAGTATGTAGAAGATCATGATCTGGAAGCTCCTAAAACCAATAATGGCAGTATGATCTTTATTGGTTGGAGAGATAAGAATAAAGAGATTTGGATTAACTCTGAAACTCAGTCTGCAAGTGATGGTGAATCCATCTGCGATATTCTTGTCGATCAGCTTCCTCCTGATATTCGAAATGAGTATTTGAAGACTCGTAATACCAAGAAGGTTATGTATTCAACTGCAACGATGATGAGTCAGACCATGCCTCTGATTGTCTACATGCTCTATTGGGAAGGCATCACATCTGTCTTTAAGAAGATGAATCTGAAGTACGAATTCAGTAAATCTTATCCGAAGCAGGTTCGAGCAAGTCAGGGCGTCATTCGTTTTAAGGATTGCTATATGCTGTATGACGCAGATATGGCAACGGCTCTTTTGATGAATGGTATGAAGGTTCTGGATACAGAGTCTCATGATCTCAATGAGTATAATAGTGCTGAGGCATACGTAGATTATTTCAAGAAAGTCTACGGCAAAGTGGCTATCATGTCTGCTATCGGTAACTATTATGAGTTCATGATTGATCCTATCACAGAAGAGATTCTTCGTGATATTGGTCTTCCCACTGATCTCATTGAGCTTTGCATTTATGCAAATAGCTTACTCGTTGACGATAGTTATACCTTTGAGTCCAGTCAGCGTATTGCTCGTGTTCGTTCTTCTGAAGTCATTCCTGCTATTCTGTATTATCAGATTTCTAACGCATATCTTGATTATAAGAATAGCGGCGGTAAGAAGAAACTGACACTTCCTAGAAACTGTGTTATCAAGGAATTGATGGGTCTCCAGACAGTAGAAGATTATTCTACTCTGAATCCTGTCGTTGAACTTGAGAAAGATCGTACGATTACCGCAAAAGGATATCGTGGTGTCAACGTTGATCGTGCATATTCTGAGGAAAAGCGTTCCTACGACCCGTCTATGATTGGTGTTATCGGTATGAGCACTTCTCCTGACGGTAACTGTGGTATCAACCGTACTCTTACAATGGAGCCGAATATCACATCTGCACGTGGATACGTTGATATTAAAGAAAACCAGCGAGAAGATCTGAAGGACGTGAACTTATTCTCTCCTGCTGAACTTCTTTATCCTCTTGGTAACACTCGAGATGACTCTGTTCGTATTGCAATGGCTGTGAAGCAGTCAAAGCATGTCATTCCTGTACAGAATGCATCTCCTGCTCTTATTTCAAATGGATCTGATGAAGCAATTCGTTTTGATCTGTCTACTGATTTCGTTGTCAATGCTGCTGAGGATGGCAAGGTCATTGACTATGATCCGAAGAGCAATATCCTCATGGTTGAATATAAGAGCGGAAAGCATCAAGCAATCAATCTTGCACCGAATATCGTAAAGAACGGCGGTGGTGGTTTCTATCTTTCTAATGAACTTGTGACCAAGTATAAAGTGGGTGATTCTTTCAAAAAAGATGCTGCCCTTGCTTGGCATAAAGATTTCTTTAAGGAAGATAAGCTCAACGGCCTTCGTATGAACGTCGGTGTTCTTGAAAAGGTTGCAATTATCTCTTCTTATAACACATACAACGACTGTACCGTTATTACCCGTAAACTTGCTGGCGATGCACAAGCCAACATGACTTTCTGCAAATCAGTAGTTGTCGGTAAGAACTCGAATGTGTATGGTATGCGTAAAGTGGGAGATCACGTTCATATCGGTGATCCTCTTCTTTCCTACGATACATCATTCGAGGATAGTGATCTGAATAAATTGCTTGCTACTCTTTCTGATGAGAATAAAGAGCTTATGGAGAATGAGAGCAAGAATGTTGTTCGGTCTAAGTATGCCGGTACAATCGTTGGAATCAAGATCTATTCAGCCGTTGAGCTGGATGAAATGAGTCCGAGCTTACGTAAAGTAGTTAACGACTACTACAAGACAGTGAAAGAGAAAAAGGGATTCCTCGACAAGTATGCTGAGGAGAACTCTTCTATCGTGAAGTGCGGTCTTCTCGTTAACGAAACTACTGGTAAGATCGAACCGAATATTTACGGTGTCATCAAAGGACAGAAGGTCGAAGACAGCGTGCTGATTGAATTCTACATCGAGCACGGCGACATTCTGGGTGTTGGTGATAAAGTAGCGTACTCAAATAATAATGCTGTAGGGTACGTAACACATTAAACTGCGGGGAAGAGTCTCGACAGCAAATAAATGATAAGAGACTATCTGCTTATAGAAATATAAGTGGATGCCTAAGAGCCTAACGAACGAAGCTATGGTGGTGACACGCGGATTATATCCGATATGGTTTATATAAATCATATACATAGTGGAGCTAGAGAAAGACTAGCTGTATCGTAAAATCCGTTAGGATATATGGTATATCCGCATCTAAGCTGCTTCATTTATGAAGTAGAAAGATCAACGACTATCAATAACCTCCTAACAGCAAAGGTTATTGTTAGGAACAAGCGTTCCGAAAGAGTGTGTAAGCTAGAGCTAATTTGCTCTAGTGAAAAATATAGTCTACTCTCATATGAAAGTATGAGCTGCTAGGTAATACTAGCGGTCTAGGATTAGCGACCCTAGGCGAATACAAAGGTCACAGCGTTGAAGGGTATCGTTGGTGAAATTATACCCGAAGGCTATGAGCCGTATAGTGAATTCAGACCTGAAGAAGAGGTATCTTCTCTGATTCCTCCGTCTTCTATTCTGAAGCGTCAGGTTCCTTCGATTCTGATTACCGTTCTTGGTAATAAGGTGATCGTTGAACTGAAACGTAAACTGAAAGAGATTTACGAATCTTAATCAAAAAAAAATAATCCGTTGGAAATCCTAAATGGAATCCAACGGATTATTTTTCATCTCTTATGAGATGAGGTCCTTGTTGTTATGGGTTTCGAGCCAGTTCTTTTTATAGATAGTATACTGGCCAGGTGCCTTTACATCCTTCTTGGTTTGTGCATCAATGCACTGCGTGATATATGACTCCAGAATTTCATCATTGGGAAGTCTTTTCATATGACTCCTGATTGCAGAGAGAGGTACATCATAGAACCTGTCGAGCTTAATGCAGCTAAGACGGTCGGTGCCAAGATCAACGTAGACACGAAGATCATTTGCTGCTGCAAATTCAGGGTTGCTCGTGCTGATCAACTTCGACGTAAGCATTGCAACCTTAACGAACGGCATGGTTCCATTCCATTCGTCAGGGCTTACGACGAGAGCAGGATGAGTTTTGCATCCAGGAATAACGGTGCTAAAGTCACACCAATAGACGTGCCATTGAAGAGCAAGCGTTGGCGCGTTCACCGCAATGACGATATCGTCATTTGATATTCCAAGACCGTCAATTGTATTTTTTGTAT